GTTGTGGGTTCCTGCGGCGAGCCGATGATGTCGCGCCAGCCGAACGTCGGGTCGGCTGGTTCGACCTTGATGCCCTTGCCCGAGGTCTTTGGCAGGACGATGCTGTCAGAGAACTTCCACGCCCCGCTGATCGTCTCATCCGCATCGGTCTGGGCGTAGTCTGCCGCAGCGTGTACGTCGGTTGTCTCCGCAACGTGGTCCGATAGATCGGTGTCCGTCGCGTAGACGGGGTGGGGATCTGTCTCGGCCTTGTGTTCAAGGATCTTTGCGTCGATCTCGTCCCCGGTATTAAACGTAGCTACGCTGTTCCCGGCAGAGGTGATCTGCACCCCATTGCCCACGGCGTTGCGTGCGTCCAGCTTCGCCAGATAGTTTGCGATAAATTCCCGAAACCACTGGGCCGACCACTTCTCCGGTATGATGTGCGGGATGTCTTGGATACCCGCCATTACGAAATCTCCGCGTAGGTTCCCCAGACCGTCATGGGAACAGGATCGCTCACCGAAGCACGATAGACACGATCACGCCCGCTACCAAGCCGATGCCAAACCATCCGGGTTTTGTATTGCCCCACCGCGCCCATGCTTCTTGTAGGGAGCGTAGTGAAAGTTTTTCCGCCATCGTCGCTGTACTCCAGGGTTAGATACGGCGCTGCCGTAGAGCCTGTAACGGCTGGCGTCATACCCATCTCTACCTGAGCATGGAACAGACGCCGCCCCTCGTTGTAGACCGGCTGGTACGTCCACTCTGGCCGCAGGAAGGTTCCCCATTCCGCAGCAGAGTCGGCGTTCATCTTGCCAACCGAGCCTGTCTCGCTGTTCTGGACGTAGATGACCCCATTGATCTCTACGATGTCGCTCACGTCCCACGACCCGCCGGGCCATGACTCCCGCTCGTGCCACTCGGATGTGGTCACGTCGTAGACCCATGTGGCCCCCGCCGTGGGGAACTTGAACACCACGCAGAGGTGGCCCTCTAGGGAGTAGGAGAAGGCTTGGCAGTCGGTCAGGGTGGAATAGCCCTTCAGGGCTTTTTCCATCCCGTGCTGCGAGACGCGGACAGGAGTTTGTCCGTCAAGCCTACGCACTGTCTTGTCGTTCGCAAGCCAGAACACGGAATTATCCTGTCGGGCAACTCCATGCCGGGCAATGCAGCCCATCTCAACCACTCCGCCGGGAAGTCTTTCAAATGGGAATCCCGCCGTCCCCGCGTTGTACCAGATTTCAGTGGTGTACTCCCCGAAGAGGATGATCTGCCGGTGGTCTACCTTGAGCGTGATGAGCTTGTCCGGCGCCGCGTCCGCAACGTCGAAGTAGAGCGCGTCGTAGTTCTCTGCGTCCAGAAGGTCAGAAGAAAAGAATCGCCCAGTAGAAGCCTCGACAAAAACAAGAAAGCTGTCAATAAAATCCACGGCACCAGGAGTACGAGCCAGAAAATCTGCATCAGAAATTGCAGTAACCGTCGTGTTGCATACATAGCCGACGCCACCGCCGACGATAACGCAGTCCACCCCGTTCGATGCCATGAAAACACGGTCTGTACCCGGTATGGTGCCAATGGTTGTAACCGACCCCGAGGGCGTCACCTTGTAGAGCGAAGTCCCCGAGACTACGAACAGGTTCCCGAGGTGCCAGATCATCCCCCGTCCCGGCCCGTTCCCCACCGTTTCCCACGCATCAATGCCGGGGGCGGTACGCAGGATATTCGGCTCCTTGCCGGGCGAGGTTTCGGCAAAGCAGTTCACGAGACGCGCCGTAGAGGCCGTCTCGGTCTTGTATGTCCTGACCGGCAGGGGGATCTTCATTAGGAATCCGTAAAGATATTGTACCTACCGCCCCACGACTGGCCGAGGGGCGCATTGAGCGTATCCACCGCCTCAAGGCGGGAATCCATCTCCTTCCTGAGAAGACTCTTGTAGGAATCCCTCGCCAGCGCCACCAGCGCCATCGGGGGTTCCTTGGCGAAGTACGGGGCCAGCGATACGGCGAGGTTGTACTTCACCGCCAGCAGGAACTCCGCATTGACCGGGTTTTCGTCGGTCAGCGTGTCCTGCTCAAAATAGCCGACATCGACCTCGTTCGCTTCCCACATGGTCAGCATATCGTTCATCGCCCGCAGGCCGAGCGCCCCGTACTCTGCGGTCAGGGTGAAGTCGTCCGTGACCCCCAGAAGCCCGAGGGCGTCCTGAATCACTTCACTGTTAGTTGCCATGAGTTATCCTCAGTAGGTACAGGTATCGCAGGGCTTCCCTGTCTCTTTGCGAGTCATTCCAGCCCGCCACGCCCTGAGCGTGGGATGGTTGTAGATTTCCAGTAGGGTCTGGGTGTTCACATCCCCGAACCCGTACTCGCCCCGCCCGTCCATGCAGCACAGGGCCGCTTTCCCCGTCGCGGTGATGTTCAGTTCCCACCAGCGCCCGCAGGGGCCATTGGGAACTACGTCGGTGGTTGCCTCGGTGTAGTCGATCCAGGCGTCCCGCTTGATGGTCGCCACTTGGAACCTCGGCCAGCGCCACCTGACGTACTTGATGAAATCGTCGTCCTGTCCAACCCGACTCACCACTACCGGATGCGGGAAGTCCTTATCGTGAAGGTTATCCAGCCTCCGGGCGGTCTGGTCGAAGTCCAGCCCCATGACCTGCTCGTACTCCACCGGGCGGTGCGTATTGAGCGAGATCCACAGGTGGACGACCCGCTCCAGTTCAGCGATGCCATCGATGTGTTTGTCCACCAGACCGGAGCCGTTCGTGAACAACCGTATGTGCCCCTTCGGCACCCGTTCGTTGAACCGCTGGCACAACGGGATCAGCCGCTTGTCCAATAACGGCTCATTGACCTTGAACGGCGAGAAGTACACCGGATGCTCCCATTCGGCCATCTCGTCGATCAGCCGGTGTAGCAACTCGGTCGGCATCTTCACGCCCCGCCGCTCCAGCGTCGGATACGGGCAGAACGTACACCGGGCGTTGCACAACGCCTGAGTTTCGATGGAAACCTCATTCGGCTGCGAGTGGTAATACTGCCGCAGCGAGTCAAACAGGTTCACTTCTTCTGGAGAATGAAGAACCACTGCGGACCCTTCTCTTGCAGTCCGATAAGTTTGAAACAATGCGGCCACACCGGGCGATAGTCGCTCGCCGCCGTCTTGCCGATCTCCAGTTGGTAGAACTCTTGGTCAAGGAACCCGAGCGTCTTCGGCGTCAGCACCCGCGTATGACCGGGATCAGCCCACGCCCACTCCCCGTCCCATGTTGGACAGGAGCCGATCAGGTAGCCGTCCGGCTTGATGATCCGCCAGAACTCCGCGAACTGGGCGAAGAAGAACCGCCAGTCTCCTTGCTGGCCCGTATGCTCCAGCACCTCGTAGGCGTGTACCTCGTCGAACTCCTCGTCCTCGAACGGCAGGGGAAGAACCGACAGGTCGTGTACCACATCCGGCTTGTGCGTCGGCATGATGTCGAGCGTCACGAGGTTCGTGAAAACGGGAGGGATGTCCTCAAACGTCACCGCTTTTTCCCTGCGGGGGCCGCAGCCAACCAGCAGTTCTTTCCTCATGCTGCGGTACTCGAAGCGGCCTTTTGCGCGTCCTCTTCCTCGATCTTCTCCATGAGGTATTTCTTATAGTTCCCCTCATAGCCGCCGTGGCTGAAGTCAAGGTCAGGCCATACCGGAATCGGCTTGCCATACTTCTTGCGATAATCGTCGCAGAACGCGAAGTCCTCTCCGACGAAACGGCCCTTATCGTCGATGTAGGTGTAGAACAGGCGCGGCACGAAGCCCTGCCCCTGGATCTCGATCTTCGGCGCTTCCGCCGACATCTCCTCCAGTACCTTGCGGGAGATGCACAGGAACCCGGTGGGAACCCGATCACCCATTACCCACTCGCCGTCTGCGTCGTCCTTTTCGATCCACAGCCCACCGTCTTCCGGGTTGGGGGCCAACGCAATCGGGTAGTCCTCGTCCTTCTGCCGTCGCCGGTACACCCCGGCACAGATCGGCTGGTTGGCCCTCGCAAGACCAACGAACGCACGCGACTCGAACTTCAGGTCCGAGTCAATGAAGAACAGGTGCGTGCATTCCTGCAATTCGTCATGGTTCAGGAACCAGTGCACGAAAAGATTGCGGGTAAGATCAATAAACGCCCCGCCGCGCATGACCGCAGCGGTGAAATAAACCTGATAGATCGGGCAACAGAACGCCGCCTCCGCAAGCGACTGCGAGTAGACATCA